CCGAGGGTGTAGTTTAACGTTTAGCGGTCCCGAAGTGTTCTCATTCTTCGGTCAGCACGCGTACCCACCCTAAGGAGGAGTGGAGAGCGCGGCTGTAAGCCGCCGTAATGACATGAGAGCTTGCGCTCGCACGGCCAGGCGTCAGGCAATCCCAACCAAGGGCAGCCCGAAGCCGAATTGTGCAGCCTTGATCCGCAGACTCCTGCGTTCTACGAATCAGACTGCCGCTTCCGATTACACCTTTTAGCACACAGAGCATCATCCCATCCGGGTTGAATTGCAAAGCGCTACCACGTTGAGTAAACGTGTACTCGCCCGCCTCTTTGTGCTTCTTACCAGTAAGGTCATACAGCTTCTCTTTGACTGGCCGGACTACAAGAATCCGGTAGCCAAATGGAAGTTCCGACGGGTTCTGATCGGAACACCAAGGTCTCACAGGCTTACTTCCCCATTCTTTAGGGACACGGATATGATCCGGGCCTATGATCTCCCAGTACTGCGTTATTGTTAGCCTTCGCAACGAAGCTTGGGCCAACGCATAAGGGACTTTGAGACCGCCGCAGTCGTCTTCCCACAGGGGGATGAGTAGCAACGGAAGTCCATAAAGCAGATTACGTGACGTTAGCTCGAAGCTCACGCCATGCTCTCCGCCCCACTGGATTAAGCGGTTAATTAAGGAGAATCGGTCCTGCGCGGTATCCAAACCACGGCAATACACACCACGGACATTGCGCCCGTCGTAGTAGTCGCCACCGCAGGATTCCCTGAAACACCCCGTGTGGAATGATTTGTCTTCATTGACAATAAACCCACACATGTCGTACACTGCTCGGAGTTGGTGATAGACGGCCGTAGGGCCAATTATGTCATCACCAAAGATACCAATGTTACCGGATAACCCAATCCTGTGGTTGTTCCAGGTAATAGGTACTCGTTCGACCTTACAGGTTCCGACGAGGAGAGCTAGGAATACGATCGATTCAACAGCAAAGGTGAAACCATTTCCCATCGAACTAATCATATGCAGTTTTATCTCACGTCCCGTTGAAGGATCAACGACAACTTGAGACCGTGTGGCCATGAACCAGCCATACCAATCTTCAGGGAAGAGGTATTTGACCAGTCTTAGACAGACCAGATCGGAGGCACTGGATTGATCCATTGTAAAGGATCTACCGTCCTGCGACGCCCTCTTTGCAAGGGCCCGGTTCACTTCCTCTTGGGTCGACAAGTCGAACCCAATCCGTTTGAGGAAGTCTGCAAGCAACTGCCCAAGAGATAGCTGGAATTTCATTTCCAAGCAAGGCTCTGAGCATGTTGTCCTAGAGATGTCCCAGTTCTTTTTAGCGTAACCGAGTTTGCTACCTCGGACCCTACGTTCACCGTATATCGTCCGCCTACGCTTCTCAGCGTTGATGGTCGTGGTGTTAAGCAGGGTCTTCTTCGGCAGCCCGTTTTCACTATAGCGTATGCTTGTTGTGTTAAGGGCCTGGTCGAAGAATGCGAGTAAATCCGGGTTTGCGTAAGTCAGCGGGCCCGCCACGTTTTTATCGTAGAAGGTCTCCCCGCTGACGCCGGCGCTTGCGCCTGGGCCGTCGCGTAACCCAACGTACAGGTCCCTGATAGGAACACTGTTCGTCCAATTCCCATTCACATCCTGATACCATAGGAGGTAATCACAGATGAATCTCCGGGCCTCCCCTAAAACGGTCAGCAAGTAGCGTTCCATAGGGGTATGACTCGAAAAAGCGTGCTCACGCGAAAAAAGCTCGTCGAGAGTTGCGTTAGTAACACAACACCTTTGATTGGCGGCTAGGAATTTCTCCTTGGCCGCCTCATTCCGAGCGCGTTCAGGCACATCCCTCATGTACTCCTTCCCGACATATTTCTTGCATAGAGCCTTTAAAAGGGCTACTTTAGCAAAAGCGTCAGGACTTGTAGTAACTGGGTTATAACGTCCCATTTCCTCGAGGAGTCCCTTTCGGGATACCACAGGGTCAGGAACATCAGCCCCAAAATGAGAGCGATGGAGATCGAGGATAGTAGCTTGGATAATATCAAAGAGCCGTGTGCCCATCTGACCTTACTCCTAATTTTACGTGAGATCATCGTACAACGGTTAAATTGTGCCGACGATGAAAGTGTCACCGATGCCAGCAGATTGTTGCCACCCAAGACCGGATTTCAACCCGGCGAGGGCTCGCACGTTTGCTGCGTCATACTGCTCGGCACCGGCCGGGATAATCCATTCGATCTTGCACATGGCAATGCGAATGTGTCCCTCGGCCGTGACGACAACACCACGGAGATACTTCTCACGATAAACGTTGTTGGGAAAGTTTGGATAAACTCCCATGGCGTTTTTAGGAGGTACGGTCTTAGGCACCCCCGGGCGCTCAAACGATGCCAGGAATGGCTTGGATAGCGTATGCGTTTCCACGCCAGTCTGAGTACCGCCGATCGCCGAGACGTAGAACTGCTTTGCTAACGGACTAGCCGCATTGTCAGCAGTTAAACTATACGTCGGGGATGTGAAGCCCGTCTGCGGGCCGCCCGTTACCGGGCTGGTTGGGGAGAACATAGGATGTGATCCTCATGAAGTGGGTTGCTACTTAGAACGGACCCGCGCATCTTCATACGCAGCGCCCATTGCCAGTAGATTAAGGAACTGTTTCTTCCCAGGGAGGGATAGGACAAGTTCCGGCAGTGGAACTCCATCTGATATGGAGTAGTTGACCACAGACATCTTCTGCGTGCACGGACTAAAATCCGCCCCCTCCGGGGTTAAGCCGTTGGAAGACATCGCCAACATGGTGGCTGGCCTATTCAGATAGGGTCGCCGTTCGTAAACTTTCTCCTCGCGGGTACTGGTATTGCTCCAGGCCACGTTGGATCTCGCACTGCACGAAGCAGCAAGGAGGTCAGATACGTTCACGAAGTAATCAAAGACAAACGAGTATGGGAGGAGATCCCACATCGTCGGAACGAAATTGTTAATGTCGAGACCTAGCAATTGTTGCAGGTTCCCGAAAGCAGAGTAGTCAGACCATCCTTTGTGTCGGTACATACCGAGACAGCGGACAGACGCTTCTAGCGTCTTAATGTCATTGTAATACCCACGAAAATAATTCGCGGATATCCAAGTGCCATGTCCGATTGGTCCGGCCTGCTGCTTGTCTGAGGCATAGCTCCGTATAGGAACAAATTCGTCGAAGCCCTGTTGCAGGGACTTGACAATGCCTTTGACATCATTGACAAGAGGGTTCCACCCGAAGGTAAACTCTAGGTATGCATTGCGCAACCAGGAGAGCGTAGCTCGACTAGTATTCAAGCGTTTGTAAAACCTAGTCCGATATTTCTTTACCGAACCGAGGTAGCTATAGAACAAGTCGCGCTGAGCACCTAAGGGGTGTCTTAGCATGTCCGCAGTCTGTCGGAACTCACCCAGCGCAACGCCAAGTCGCGTATTAGCGATTAGCGCCTGCTGGTAGAACTTTCCTGCAGCTGAATTGCGGACCGGGCTCATCAGGCTCCCCGTAGGGATGCCGGAAGTGGTAATCGCAGGGACAAGTAGTCCCTCTTTCCGATCCCACTCGTGGACAATGACACGCGAGTCGTATGTACAGCGGCGGTTCCACCTAGCGGTGGCAGCGCCGTCCTGGATGTCCGTATTCTGGAAAGAAGCGGACCAAGGGCCTGTAGCATTAACACCGCGCGAAATTCTCGAACGCCAAAAAGGAACCGGCGTGGAGTTTCGCGTAGCGATAGATCTTACGTAGGTCTTACTCCCGGGATCAGTCCCGGACTGAGGGTAGACATCACACTTGGTGTCTTGCCGCCCAAAGTCTGGCAGCCATGCCAGATGGTAAGTTGCGTATTCAGTATCTATCTTGGTAGTCATAAAGCCACACGGATGTGTACCCCTCCTAACGGTACCTAGTCGCAGATCCAATGGACGTTAAAACGTACAAGGACCACGACGCCCAGGGCTTTTCAGCCAAGGAGCTAACCACTCTGAGGAAGGAAGGTCATAGGTAT